AAGGCTTCGATGTCCAAACTCGAATCGCCGCAGGCATCCCAGGCCCGCATGTCCATCCAGGCCGTGTCAGCATTGACCCACTCGTTGAGGTGCTTGGTCTTAAAGTTGTTGACCGCACTGGGCAACTGCATGGCCTTAGCCTGCAGCGGCACCAGGACTTCCGGTCGTACTGAGATACCCCAGTTGGGGTTGGCCTTAATCAGCGCACTCTCGGAAGTCCAGTCGTCCCCGTCGTCCAAGCCGTAGATGATTCCGAACTGGGTGTCATCTTCGAACACCCCATCGAGCAACTTGGTCACGAAGGTCCGAACCTCGTAGCAGATGCCGGCGCGATTACTCCCTGCGGTGGTGATCACCCAGAGCAACGAGTTGTCTCGCTTGCCGGTACCGGTTTCGACCACGTCGTAGACGGTGCGGGTCTTATGTGCATGAAGTTCGTCCACGCATCCGAAGTGGATGTTCAGACCGTCCAGGGTCGAGCCCTCAGCCGATAAGGCTTCAAACTTTGAGCCTGAGGCCAGCACATGCATGTTGTGCGCACCAACCTCCACCGAAAACCTGCGCCGAAAGCCTGGGCTCCGTCTGGCCATGGTCTGCGCATCGCCAAACACGATCCGTGCCTGATCCCGTGTGGTGGCCAGCGAATACACCTCGGCGCCACCTTCTCGGTCGGCCGCCAGCATGTAGAGGCCCACGGCCGACGACAGGGTCGACTTGGCGTTACCCCGAGGCACCTCGATGTACGAGCGCCGAAAGCGCCGCGTGCCATTGGGTTTGACCCATCCGAAAACCGTCGTCAGGATGAAGGCCTGCCAGGGCTCCAGTTGAATCGGCTCGCCTGCCAGCGGCCCTTTCACATGGGGCAAGCGCTCGATGAACGCGCACAGGTTGTCGGCCGGCTGGAAGCCCCTGCCGTCCTTGTCCGTGAGCTTGGGGTTGAAAAGGTAGGGGCTGGCTTTTCCTTTGAACTTGGCGAGGTCATCCAGTTGTCGCTGACAGGCCCGCTGCACCCAGCGACAAGCCAGGATTTCCCCAGCCACCACCTGCTCGGCGTACCGTTTAGCGGTCGCCGCGTAATTCGAAGGCTTCATCAACCGGCAATGTCCGCCCAGGGGTCAAAGGCATCTTCGGCAGACTCAATCGGCAATGCGACCCTTGAACGGGAAGCCGGGGTGAAACCCATCTCCGTGGCAGCCTTGGTCATGATCTGAGCCTGCTTGTTGGCAATGGCTAGGTAAGGTGACTGCATCGGCACGCCCGTGTTGGGAGCTTTTACCAGTAAGCCGGTCTTGGCGATGCCCGCCTGAGCCTTACGGTAGAGGTCTGCGGCGCAAGCCCAGATTTCCAGGACCGACATGTCCAGACGCTTGAGCAGATGGGGCGGTGCGCATTCGAGCGCGTAGCGCCAAGCCGCCTTGGCCCCCTCGGGCATGTAATCGGGCGGATCGACCAGATCCCCTTGGGGCTTGGGTTCCCGCAGGTTCGTGCGGCACTTCTGGAGCGTTCCTTTGATCTGCTTGACTTTGGTCGGCAGCGGCTTACGACCGGCCATGAATATCCCCATCCGGGGGGATCCCCCCCTGTTTCAATTTGCACGCGGAAAAATTTGGGCAGGCGAGCGCATCGCGGCTTGCCAACCGTAGAGATTCATCCCCCCCTGGGGGGACCCGACCGCGCCGCTGACTCGCGTGCGGTCTTGCTGTTGTGACAGGGCACGCATAGCGACTGCAAGTTGGCTGTGTCAAACCGTAGGCCACCGTCTTTGATGGGCCGAACGTGATCCACGACACGGGCTGGCACCAGTAGGCCCTTGGCGCCACACCTGCCACACAACGGGTGCTCACGCAAGAAGGCAGCCCGCACCGAGCGCCACTGCCGTGATTGGTAGAAGCCCACCTCGGCATCGAAACCGCGCCGCGCACGCCCGTAATCGCGGTGGATCAACGGCCTGTGCGCCTCGCAAAACCCCGGCGTTGCCACCACGGCTGCGCACCCTGGGTACCGACAGGGAGTGGGTGCGCTACGGGGCATTTCGCGAGGTTTCCAACTGATTCAAGAAAGAAGCAACGGCTTCGGAGATTCCGCTTGGCTTCCTCTGTGAACAGAGCGTTCATACGAACACCATCAACCAACCAAAGGAATCACCGAATGAAGTCCAACACGAAGCTAAACCAGCTGCTCGAGCAGATCGCCCAGCAGCACCTGTTCATCGACACCCTGGAAACCCAGAGCAGCGACCGGCTCGACTTTCACGACGTCAGCGTCTGGGCCGTCAAGGCCGCGTTGCAAGCCGCCTACGAGGCTGGCCTCAAGGCCGCAGAAACCAACACCACACCCATTCACACCCAATCCTGATCGGAGCACACCATGACCATCCAACTCACTCCCGCCCAGCAAGCCATCCTGGCCCATGCCCATCAGCACACCGAGGGCAAGATCGCCTGGTTCCCTGAGAACATCAAAGGCGGTGCGCGCTAGAAAGTGATCGATGGCCTGTTCAAGCGCGCCCTGATCACCTGCGACGGCAAGGACTGGTTCGTGGCCGCTGAGAGCTACGAGGCCTTGGGTGTGCCACGCAAGGCGCCTGTGAGCGCCCAGGCCATCGACGAGGTCATCGAGGCCGCGACGGCTGCGAAACCTCGGACACGGGACAACAGCAAGCAGGCGCAGGTGATCGCGATGCTCAAGCGTCCCGAGGGCGCCACGATCGAACAGATTTGCGAGGCCACACAGTGGCAAGCCCACACGGTCCGGGGAACGTTTGCCGGCGCCTTCAAGAAGAAGCTCGGCCTGGAGATCACCTCGACGAAGGAGGCTGGTGGACAGCGGGTTTACCGCGTCGCCTGACAAGGAGCCAAGCCATGAAAACAATGACCATCACAATCGATCGCAAGCCTCTGACCATAACGTTTGATGGCCAAGAGATGCAGGTTGAAGAGTTGAGCATCCGACTGCCCTTTGGACGCAAACCCGCTGACATCACCGATATCGCCGCCACGGGTGATTACGTGGTCTATGTCACCGAGACCCGGGAAATGGAACCGGAGGAATTCGATGGCTTCGCCAAGAACCTCTCCAAGTCGCGCGACTGGCTCAAAGGCAAGGGTGGCTACTTCATGCAGGGCCGGCTGTGCGTGGAAATCCACGCGCCTGGTCGGCCCTACCTGTTTATCGACCCGTCTGGCGGGGACTATCCGAGGTACGTGGCTAGGCTGGGTTAAACAGGCTCCAGAGCGGGTTCCTGCTCCGGCACCTGGTCACCGACCCGCACTGCCTTTTTCCCGGTGAACTCCTCCCAACGCTTGACGATCACGTCGACGTACTTTGGATCAAGTTCGATGAGCCGGGCACGGCGTCCTGATTTTTCGCAGGCGATCAACGTGGAGCCCGAGCCACCGAAGGGATCGAGGACCAGGTCGCGGGTCTTGCTGCTGTTGCGCACTGCACGCTCCACCAGTTCCACCGGTTTCATGGTCGGATGCAGATCGTTCTTCTGTGGCTTCTTGACGTTCCAGACATCGCCCTGGTCACGGGCACCGCACCAGAAGTGATCGGCACCGTCGCGCCAGCCGTACAGGATGGGCTCGTACTGGCGCTGGTAGTCCGCGCGTCCGAGCGTGAAAGTGTTCTTGGCCCAGATGATGAACGTGGACCAGCGACCGCCTGCCGCGCGGAATGCCGATTGCAGTGTGTCCAGTTCCGACGAACTCATGGCGATGTACACCGCGCCTTTGGTGTGGGTGAGGATGTTGGTGCATGCATCCGTCAAGAAGCTGCCGAATCCGTCGCCCAGGTTGTCGTTCATGATGGGGCGGTTCTTGCCACGCATCTTGTCCTTGGCCGTGTTGGCGTAGTTCACGTTGTAGGGCGGATCGGTGAAGGTCATGTCCACCAGTTCGTCACCCAGCAGGGCCTTGAAATCATCGGCCTTGGTGGCGTCGCCACACAGCAGCTTGTGCTCGCCCAGGATCCAGACATCGCCCGTCTTGGAGATGGGCGTCTCACTCACCTCGGGAACGGCATCCTCATCGGTCAGGCCATCCTTGGTGGCTTCCTCGCCAGCGATCAGGGCCTCCCACTCCTCTTGCGAGAAGCCGGTCAGGCCCAGGTCGAATCCGGCGTCCTTCAGGTCGGCCAATTCGATGCCAAGCAACTCGTCTTCCCACGATGCGTTCTCGCCGATCTTGTTGTCGGCCAGGATCAGGGCACGGCGCTGGGTGTCGGACAGGTGATCCATCGGCACGACGGGCACCTCGGGCAAACCGAGCTTGCGGGCTGCCAGCAAGCGGCCGTGACCGGCGATCACGTTGTTCTGGCCGTCGACCAGGATCGGTGCGCCCCAGCCGAACTCACGGATGCTGGCCGCGATCTGGGCCACCTGTGCCTCCGAATGCTGCTTGGCATTGCGGGCATAGGGGATCAGCGCCTCGACCTGGCGGTACTCGATGTGGATGGGGTTCATGGGGACCAGAAGTGAAAAACCCGCCAGGTCATGCCACATGGGCCACCGGGCGGGTTCTTG